CAACAAGCTAGACCTAGCAAAAGCTGGTGCTAGTGCTACTGAAGCTAACTTCCTAACTGCTTCTGCTATTGCAAAAGCAAGAAACCTACTTGGAGAAAGAGGTGAGGATCTAGATATTCTTATCGTTCACCCAACAGTTGCTTACTACCTATATCAGGTTGGTATGTTAACTTTCTCTACTTCTGCTTTATCTACTGGAACAGGTATCCAGTGGGGTGGCGGTGGTGTTGGAATCAGCGACAGAGCAGTTGGTGAATTTGCTGGCTGTACAGTTGTTGTTGACTCTGCTGTTAACACAGTTGCACCATCTAGTTCAAGTGGTCATCAGATTGAGTTCTTCTGCTACTTAACTACTTCTGGAACAATCCTAGAAGGACAGCAATCTGCACTAAGAATTGAAGCTGAAAGAAACATTCTTTCTAAGCAAGATGTTCTATCTGTTGATTATCACACTGCGTATCACGTTATGGGTACTAAGTGGAATGATGCTGCTGACAACCCAACTAATGCAAACTTAGCAACAGCTAACAAGTGGGCTATCACATACGATGC